TAGCATTACCTCCAGAACATATCAAATGTAGAGGTTTTAATTCGTCGTTTTTCCAAGGGATAGTTAAAGTTCTATTATTGGACAATCCGCCTGTGGTGCGCGTAGCAAAATCAAGTAACAAGTTTTCCCCAGAAAGGTATAAGTTGACACCGCTGTATCTACATCCACCACTCACGTTTTGGAAAACGGAATATAGCTCGTTAGAGTATAGATCTCGACCAGTTAATCCAATCCAAGTAGAAATTTGAAAAAAGTCATTTCTATGAAACGGAATGGACTCTTGATCGTTATAAACCAAATGAGGTGGATTTGTCTCAAAAACAGCTACCTCGCTTAAAGAAGAAGCGCTCTTAACACCACTGCCCGAAATAATTATTTTATTGACCAATATATTTGCAAAACCAGAGGTAATTCGTGTTCCATTAGTGGGTATAGTTCTTAATGTGCCTGATGCAAAAGGGTTAGGGCTAGTGTTGGTATTAAAATATCTAATGTAAGCATTATTAAAGTTAAGCGCCGTAGGATTGTCATATATATCAATTCTATTTACATTTCTGGGAGAATCGAATGTCAATTGTAAAGTTGCTTCTGGTGTCGCGCCACCCACAGCTTGCCAAATGCTACCCGTACCACTGATTAAATCAATAGTGGCAGTAGCTGGAGAGCCTGTAAGCTGTGACGATCCAGATATACTGACACTTGGGGCAATATTGCTATATCTTAACGCGCCAGTTCGTGATGCAAAATCCACAAAATATGCAGTTCTTTCCACGGTCTTTTCATTAAACTCAATAGCGCCTTTACCGAAACGTAATTTGCATCCATCAAGTTTTTTATTACAACCATCGCGTTTCCAAAGGGATGGATTTTTATCTGGTATCGTAGAGATTGAGCTGTTGTGACCAGATTGACAGACATACCAAATTTTTGCAAATCCTGTTGATAATGGAGATGCTGGGTCACTCACTATCACTTTTTGATTTTCAATATATACAGCTTTCCCAGAAATGTAAGAAGCTTGCGAAGACCACGATTTATTTGCTTGATCAGTAAACCACTCTTCTGGATCGTCAACAACCAACTTTTCTCCTTCTTCGGTTGCGATAGGAATGCCTCTATAGTTGCAGCCATTACCGCGATAATGCCACGAACAATAGCGAGACATAATTAAACGATTATTGATTTCAAAATTTTCCAAGTCAAGTGGCGAAGTCAACTCTAGCTCAATAAATGTTTTGTTTTCCGCTGTCTTTTGACCAACGACGAATGTGTCGTTGGACAATTCTGCCGCCGCATCTGCTTGACTCCATGGGTTGCCACCGTCAAAATTAACATCATCTAGATATTTAACAAAAGTTCTTTTGCGAATAATTTTGGCAAACTGCAAATCATCATTATTAATCAACAAATCAGTCGCGAAATAATCTTTATTAGATATTCGCATCTTGGGTCTTGCCAATTGACCGTTAGCATTTACTTCAAACCCGTCGGTTTCGACGGGAATAGGCAGATACTCCACACCCTGCCATACGATACCTTTATTGTAAACCGAACCGCCATGAAACGCAATAAATGCATTAGGATTGTCAACAGTATTGAAATATAGTAAAAAAAACTCTATAATAGCTGTGGGTTGAAGTTCCAATAAACTGCTTGCTATTCTGTCTTGTCCTTGTCCCATATCCTGATTTACACTATTATAAATAAAAAAAATGAACTTTCAGCAGTTAAACAGCGACAATTCAATTGTTCGGTCTACATTTGAAGACTTTTTTGTCCGTTCTAAACCTTATGATTTTTGCTCAATTAAAAACCCCTCCGCGAGAATGGTTCAAATAAAAAAATATTACGAATATCTAGTAGAGACAACGCGCATTTTTCACCTTACCCAAGGCAATCATACGAGATTCTTTCTATCTATTAAACCAGAACCGCTCAACATAACAATTGAATTTATTTTTGGCGATCCGCTAACAATGCTGGAAGATTTTCGCATCTTTAGAGAATTTTATTGGCGGCGATTTGATTGCGACGCTCCCTTCACCACTGAAATTAAACGGCAACACAAATTAAAACCATTTTTAAATTTTATTCGTAAAAAAGACAAAAATGCAAAAATTTCCCTTGACAATGGCAAGATTTTAGTATCATATACTAGAGATGGCATTTAAAAGTCAATACGATAAAACAGGCGAATCATTTGAGAGCGGCGATAAAGCAGAATCTTCATTTGAAACAGCTATCCGCAAAGCTAATCTCTCTTGTAAGAAGACTTCTTTTCAAGAAGAAATCCGCCACATCGACTTTTGGATCGAAGGTGAAAGACTACCAAGAACTGCGGTAGATGTGAAATCGCGCAAGAAAGCGAAACGCGCGGATGATAAATATAACGACGAAGTAGTTTGGATTGAATTCTCTAACGTACAGGGTAAAAGAGGTTGGCTTTATGGAGAATCTAATATCATCGCATTCGAACGCGAAAACGACTTCTTGTTAGTAAACCGAAAACTTTTGGCACGATTATGCGAAAAGTTATGCGATCTTTCTCAATTGAATGTCGGATTTGGCATGCCAATGTATACAGGCTATCAAAGAAAAGGTCGTAAAGATCTTCTTTCATTGATTAAAATGACAGACATCATCAACGAAATCAAACACACAATATTAATAAAATAATGAAAATGCCCAAAATAACCGTGATCGGTGAAAACGAATTGTTTCCATGGAAACTTGGAGACACTCCAATCTGCGAAGAATTCGAGCCATTGCCCGAAAATTTACACAAATTAGTTCTTGACAAAACTAAATATATCATTCAGATTAACTCCAGCAAATTTCATGGCAATGAAGCGTTCATCGAGTGCTACATTACCAATAATTTTGATACGGGAGTAGTAGCGTTTAAATTAACTTATGAATAATTTTCAAATAGTCTGCACAGTTATCCTTTTAATTATCCTTGAAACAATAAAATAACAATATGTCATTCAGTAAATATAGAGTATTCGATAAAAAAAACAATTTTAGTCAATCATATGATGGTGTTCTACAAGATGGAGAACAATGGGCTAAAGATTGCGCTAAGAAGATCGGCGGCTATGTTCTTAAATATAGTGCAGCTGATTTTGCGACCAGCGCAAATCCTTTTAAACTTTACGATTTCGTAGATCAGGGGAAATCAAAATGAGTGTATTCTTTGTAGGTGATCCACATCTGGGTCATAAAAACATCGCTAAGTTTCGACCATGGGTAAAATCTATGGAAGATAACACCGATATCTTTTGCAAACATTGGCAGAATACTATCAACAAAAATGATATTGTTTATGTTATGGGCGATGCCGCATTTTCTGACGAAGCATTAGAAGTTTACAAAAAACTTCTTGGTCGTAAAATCCTCATCAAAGGCAACCACGATGACTATGTATCGACCAAACTTCAAGCGGAAGTCTTTGACGAAATTCATGGCATGCTATCATATAAGAAAGTATGGTTGACACACTGCCCTATTCATCCCGACGAAATGCGTGGTCGCGCAGGAAACGTACATGGACACGTTCATTCTAAAAGTATTAAAAAGAAAACTTGGTACGGTTCTTCATATGATGATCCTAAGTACATCAACACCTGCGTTGATCATGTTTACGAAAAAACTAAAGGACGCACCATTTTTACTTCGCTAGACGAAATTAAAACAAAAATAAACACAAAGTGAAAACAAAAAACATAATTATTCTTCGCGGAGTCAGCGGATCTGGCAAATCCACTGCCGCAAAACTCTTCGGCGGCAATGTAGAAATCTGCTGTTCTGACGATTTCTTTACCTCTGAAGATGGCGAATATAACTTCGCACAGTCTCGCTTATCAGATGCTCATGAATACTGTCGCAATAAATTTGTGGCAGCATTGGAAAAAGAAGACGTTGATACGATTATTGTAGCAAATACTAACAGTCGAGAACCAGAGTTTGCTTTTTATGATGAAAAGGCGAAAGAGGTTGGGGTAGATATTTTCTATTTTGTGATTGAAAATAGGCATGGTAATAAGGACATTCACAATGTTCCCATTGACGCAAAATCTCGTCAGCTTAACAATATCATCAACTCGCTTAAATTGATTTAATGAACGACAAATCGACTGCTGCTCATTCGATCATGCTTTAAAAGCGTTACGCTATAATATGAAAATCCGCATTAAATATCAAGACATCGTCAATTATATTTTGGGGTCATGTAGTTACCATCCATTGGAACTTGTTATTGATCCTATGAAATACGATATCGAAAATACCTTCATCCAAGATAAGAAAACGGCAAAAGTTTATGATCAAACTGAAGATTATTGTAAATTTATGACAAAAGTATCAATTTTAAAAAGCTCCGCTAAAGAATTTGATGCTCTTCAAGTTCAAGGCTTTTGCCGCGAAATAGAACAATTCGCACCACTAGAAATTAACTTATTATGATTTCAGTCAAACTATCACAAATCATTGATGTTGATCTATCAGCCTCGGAAGCTAAAGACATAACAATCAAATATATTTGCACTAATTTTGATTGGAAGAGTTCTTATTATATACGTAAGGATGAAAAAGATAACGAAGACTATATCTTCTATAAAGAGGTCATATATTCTTCTCATTCTTTCGAAATAGAACATCAACTGAGAAAAGCAACTGATCGGGACAAAATAGTATATCAATTTCTTCAAGAAATATTAAATACTTAAAAATAAAGTGTAAACATAGAGAAGTGAAAAACCTTTTCTTAAAACTTGTGAGTTTTCTTGGAGCGAAAAAATCGACTCCAAGTTCGTCGTTTTCTGCTCCCCAAATATCAGATAAAATGCCGAATAAATATCCTGAAAAAATTGCTCTGTCACCACAGACAAATGGACCTTATGCTCGTAAAATTACTCCCAGAGCCGTCGTTATGCACGATACTGAAGGTAATTACAGCGGATCAATCGACTGGACAAGTCGCATCACCAATCCGTCCGATGGTAAGAGATTATACGCTAGTTATCATTGTATTGTTGCGCGTGACGGCAGACGCACAGTTACGAACCGCGACGACAATAGAGCGTATCATGCTGGCACTAGCACCTTCAAAGGCGAGACGAGTCTCAATAATTGGTCTATCGGTGTAGCGTTCGAGCGTAGCTCTTATACAGAGCCGTTGCAAACTGCCGCAATAGAGTCTACTCTTGAATATATCTTGCCGCTTATGAAGAAATGGGACATCACTCCCGACATGGTTACAGACCATAGAACCGTTTCTCCGAACCGAAAAAGAGATCTCAACCCGAAAGAATTTATTAAATTTCACGAAGCATTAAAAAAACATTTTAAATAAAAAAAAATAGTGTAAATATTTAAAATGGAGCCAGAGAAATCATTGATTAAGGAATTTTTAGACGGAGGATGGATTATCCCACTCATTGGTTCGGCAGCGATGTTCGCCCGCTTGCTATCAGCGCAGAAAAAAGTCGGCATTGTCGAATACGCTAAAAAAATTACTGCTGCGGCGATTTCTTCTTCTATTGCTTGGTTCATTTTGGAGCAAACAGATATTTCTTCGCTTTATAAAGCAATTTGCTATGGTGTTATCGGCGTAATTAGCCCAGAAATAATCAATGGAATCATTAAACTTGGGAAAAAATTCCAAGCAGATCCTGAAAAATTCATCAAAAAGTAATTTTATTCTGATTAAAACAATTCTGGAGAAATACTTGGCAAAAAATGTGTAATTAACAGTAATGCCAAGACACTTACAATCTGAAATACATTCCGATTTCTCATCTGAGAGTGGCGTTTGGGCTAGTTATAAAACTTTAGTAATCGGTCTTTATAATAGCTCACAAGATCCTTTAAAAACGGATTTTGATAATCACTTGATTAGGGAATATAATCGGAAGATTCATGATCTTGGTCAAAACAGCGGTTTATTCATAACTCCTTTTGATGCTGGATATAGATTTATCGGCACTTCTGTAAGTTCTTCTTTCTCTTATAAACGTCCAGATGGAATAAGCGACTATAATCGTCCTGATGGAATATCAACATATATACAACCATAACACAACATGCCCGACTTAACACTATCCGCAGCTATGGACACCTTCTTGCAAGAATCCGATCCAGCAGATGTCTTTCTTCCACTTGCAGGAGGCACGATGTCTGGGACACTCAATGTCTCTACGATTGGCAACCTTCTAAACACCGACCTAGTTATCGACGCTTATAACGACGATGGAGCTGGGACTCACAACTACTTTACATTCAACCCGTATGGCGGTGGTTTAGAGATGCCAGACAACACGGCTGGAATTGTATTTAACAATGCCTCACGACTCAGAGAAGGACTAACGGACGCTGGCAACGGCGGTGCAAGTGGCATCGCTATGGTTTGCTCCCTTGACTATGAGTTCAAGTGGGAAGCAGGAAGACTCTATGTGATGGGTCAAGACGGCTTCACCATTCGCACTGAGATGTTCGGCTTCACGGCAGTTCCAACTACCACCGATGATGATACCAAAGGCTACATCGTTGGCTCTCGCCGCATCCTTGATGATGGCACAGTCTATGTCTGCACAGATGCAACGGAAGATGCTGCTGTGTGGGAATATCAAGGAATCCGCGATATTGCAGGTTTAGATTCAATCAATCAAGACACCCGTAAACTTATCGCAAGTGACGGTGCTACGGAGATGCTTAATTGGTCTAGTTCAGCTAATATAGCCATACCTATTGGAATAAATTTAGGAGTCGATCTAATCTTTGATGCTGGTTCCCCTTCGAGATATATTGATGTGGTAAACGGAGAATTAGGCGACTACAATACAAACTACATCCCCTCTATTGATTGGGCTAACCGTGACCTTTATCATTCAGATGGATCGTATTCCCTTAGTTGGCAGATCCGCAAACTTTATGATTCAGCTGGAGTAATGGCTCTTGATTGGGCTAACCGCCAACTCGTCGGGACTGACGGATCAACAGTCAACCTCAACTGGAGCGATTCAAGTAAACTCACGGTGCTTGGCAATTACGACTTAGTACGAAACAGTAATGCCGAGCTTGAGTTGCTAGATAACGTCTCTTCAGCATCGGTAAAACTAAATAGCCGCCAACTCATCGCAAGTGATGGCACAACAATTATTGCCGATTGGGGAGCGACCAGCGTACTAGATGCCCCGAATGGGTTTTCTGCTCCTGCTGTTAATTTAGTTCCAACGAGTTTTGCATCCTTAGCAGGACTGGGAGAAGGCACAATCGCCTACGTCAATGACGCAGACACTCCAGTAATCGGATCAGCAGTTGTCGGCGGGGCATCAGCAAAATGCTTGGTCTGCTACAACGGCACAGACTGGATCGTCACCGCTCTTTTATAAACTCTCATTAATATAATAAAAAAATAACAAATAACAATTAATAAATATATGCTAAAAGAAATTACCCCTACCGAATCCGTCATCGCAAACCAAGTCGCAGCTCGTATTGTAAGCGAGATCCTTAACATCGCTAAACGAGTCAATGCTATTCGCACTGGGGGAATCCCTGCCGTTGCCGCTGTCCCATCCACGCTTGAGCAGACGCTTCCTGATGGTCGCGTAATGCCAGCCCGTCCTGCACGTCCCGCTATTGCTGCCGTCAGTGCAGACGCAATCAACGCTGCTTTAGGCAAAGACAACTGCGACCTGCTCGACTCGATCAAAGCCTCAATTCTATAAATAAATTATTGGGCTGACTAAACAAAATATTTATTAAATAATATTATAAATAAAACTATGTTCAAGAGCAATATTTGAAAACCCAAGCGTTGCGAAAGAGAAAGTGTGCGCAATATTTGATTCAGTTTTTTTGCTTTACTTTTTATAGTAATTAAAGAAACAGGTCATCACTTCCATGTTGATATTGCTGAAGTGATTTGCGGAAAGCAGTTTTGTAGGCACAATATCGCGCAATTCTTTGCATTCGTATAGACTTTTGCGACGAGACCAACACTCAGTCATAAACACATACTGATAATAATACAAATAAATATTAGCGTTTTGAGCATATATTTCGGGGCTAGTGATGTTAAATTTCTTGATTAAATTCAAAGTCCTGCGTTCGCAGTCCCTTTCTACGGCGATTACTTTAACAAATTCATCCCAATGCCTCAGAGATACTTTGCCTTTTTGTAGTGCGCTCCAGATGTCTCCAGACTCGTACCACATTGGAATGCCTTCAACTGCTTGAGTTAAATGAGCGAACTCATGCATAAACACCGTATGAAATTTTGGGTTTTTGGTAGCGATTACCATTTCATCGCCATCACAAAAACCAGCACATTGAAAATCTCTATATTCTTCTTGAGATACTGTTTTATTAGGAACTAATGTAATGGTTTTGTCATGTTTTTTACAATAGTTTCGAGCGTATTCTTCGAATTTTTTAAAGTTTCTTATGTTGACTCTCGGCTTCATGACATTTCTGATGCTAAATCAATACATTCTTCTGGGGATAGAGCGGTTAAAAAACACGGCGTAGACTCACCAACATAAGCACCGATTTGATTATATTCAAAAAACTCTTCTGCTTCTTCATACGACATATCGTTTTCCATTAGCTTTTTAATCACTAAAGATCTGTCATAACAAAAAATAGGAGGTCTGCCGCATTGCTCAACAACTCCCACAAGGCAATCATCATATCCGTCCATAGACATGAATTGGTTTTCTTCTTCTGATTCAGAAATAATAGACATTTTTATTTTTTTTTAAATTGATTGCGGAAGTTGGATTCGAACCAACGTAGAATGCTTATGAGACACCCATCTGAACCACTCGATTATCCCGCGATTTATAATATATGATAAGTTTTTAGACGGGGTTTTTCAGCTACAATATTCATCTCTCATATTCATAAGTGACAGTCTATCGTCTAGCAGTTGATTGATTGTAGTCATCCATTTAAATTTTTTATCTACGGGAGCATCAGCCCACCCTTCTCTTGCCATAGATAGCTTATCATCAATGGATTTAATAGACGATAAAACATCATCTGTTGAAATATTATAGTCTTCTTTGATTTTCATTATATTTTTCCGTAACGCAGAGTAATATTTTGGGGCAAGCTTGTCAAGCTTTTTTTAATTGTACAGCTGTTTTTACAGCATGATGTATACCTTTTTGCTTCGGAATACCTGTCACATCAAAGCTCACAAAAGGCAATTCTATTTCTCCAACTCTGTAATTTAAAGCACTCGCAATAGTCGGGAATCTCAATTCACTTATTATATCTGATTCATAAATCGAATCCCAAATAGGCTCAGCAATCGAATCGAGTACTTCTTTTTTTAAGAAAAATGCGCCAAAAGATATTAATCCCGTAGCAAATTTTTGATCTTGTATTCCCATTTGTTTGAACTCTCTCCACCACATCCAGTTTTCGGGTTTCCATAGTGGATCTGCCATTCTCCTTGGAACACTAAAGAATTCTGACTTGATGAGTTTAGCGCCAGCCAAATCAAGCTCATCTGGTAATTCTGGAAGCTCTGTATTGACGAAAGTGTCCCACTCTGCTAGAAAAATACAATCTCCGACATTTGCACGATTTTGTTTCCACCATTCTCTTAATATGCGGTCGCTGTTTCTCCAGTTATATCTCTTACCTTTAGGAGAGTCTTCTCCTACGACTACATGAATTTTTACACTTTTATTATACAGTTGCCACTGATTTGCGTGAGGCAATTTAATCTCACCATTCTCCATATGAGTCATTACTATAACGTCAGTTACTTTCATTTTTATTAAAATATTTTGTTGTGGCGGCGGATCTTGATTCGCGATGATCGTGCTGTCTAAACAAACTAAATTCACCCTGTGGTAATTCTATCAATCTGTTGGCTAAAAAAGTTGGTATGATCTTTTTGTTAATATACGAAGACACGAATATATCATCCTCAAATCTTGGAGCTTCGTGGCTTATTGTATCTGAACTAATCAGCGGCACATTTTTTAAAAAGTGTTTCGGGGTAAAGAGGAATCTTCCTTTTATAATGTTTACTTCAAAAGACGTTTTACTATTTGCCCCCACATGACGAGATTTCCAATAATTAAAATTATTTAATAATACAACTCCAAAACCGCCGACCGCACACTGGTTTTCTTTTGAATATTGTATGCAATCAGCGATTACATTATTATCCGAAAACATTAGATCATCATCGAGTGAAAACACATAAGGAGAACTAGCATAGTTACAGGCGAACCATCTAGGAAAGCACATTAAGTTTTTTGAAGTATCTATCTGCAAATCAACATCATACTTATCTTTGGTGTCGCTGTTATTAATCATTATTATTTCCACCGAAACTGTTTGACTACGCAAACAAGATATAATTTTCTCGACATTGTCTGGTCGAGAATAGTTTGTAAGAATTGCGGTGGCTTCGTAGTTCATAGTATTTGCTTATTTTGATTAATCAATCCGAAGTCTTCTACAGCGTTCATTCTTCGGCTGTTAGCTTTAAAATAATATTCTGAATGTCTACTTTTCCCAGCGTCAGTACAGTCGGCACTTCCCCGTGGAATTACCAAATTGTTCCATCTGTCTAGGCTTTGTAGTTTATAATGGTTTAATTTCAGTCGGTCGCTGTCTATAATAGAATCGCCAGAAACATCGCAAAAATGAAAATCAATTGCCAGCAAGCGATCAGTTCTACATATGGATTTTAAATATTTTTTTGTAGGGATTTTAATATTTTGCGCCCTTTTAGTAAAAGAGTTGACAATATTGTCTGGTTGGGCAATCAATCCATTGTCACCAAAGTCAGACATTGGTACATTTACCATAGATATTTCTGTAGGAATATTGGAAAAGTAATTGGGCAAAGAGAATCCTTCACTGTCCCATAGGAACTCGTCTGCGTCTAGTATAGCTACCCAATCGAAATCCCCAATTAGAGGCTTTATAAAGTTATTATATGCGAGGTTCTGACGGTTCGGTGATAGCGGCATTTTGGGAACGACTACAGTCAAATAACCCAAGCTTTCATGCCTCTTTAATATCTCGTAGCAACCATCATCGCTATCGTCATCAATAATAAAGAAATGAGAAACACCACGCGCCAAATAATGATTTATCCATTCATCTATTCCATTTGATTCATTACGCACCATGCTGCATACTGCTAGACTCGGTATCATATCTATTTATCTACGTCCTTTACCCAAGGAAACTACCGACACTTTGACTTTCACAATACCTTTATTAGTCATACCCAATTTCTGAGCAGCAGCTTTCGACAAATCAATGATTCGCCCTTTGATATGAGGACCATTGTCGTTTATTTTTACTTTAACTGATTTTCCAGTTTTTATACACTTTACCTCAACTATCGTTCCGAATGGCAGGGTTTTATGAGCAGCAGTTAGTTTGCTGTCGCTGAGTCTTTCACCACTAGCTGTCGCTACTCCTCCATTCGATTTGATAGAATAGAAGGACGCATTGCCATACTCAACAGCACTTGCTAAAGTTGCCATCGCCAATAGTATAAATAAGGTTTTTTTCATTGTTTTAAATTGTTGAAAATATCTTCTACGCCAGAAATACGCTCTAACTCATTGCCTTGTTCATCTTCGATGATAAGAACGGGAACGCTCCTAATACCTTTTTCACGGAACCAAGGAATGTTTTCGGCATCGTTCATGCTTTTTATATTCACAGATATCGCAGATTTTTCCAGTCTTGCTTTGAGCATGTGACATGGACCACAGGTTTTACTTGTCGCTAAAATTTTGTTCATATTTCTAATATATATTCTAATGATTTGCGCAAAACTTTATCATCAATCTCGCGCTTGTCAAGCAAAAGAAACGCCACCACAGTTTTCCATTCACGAAACTCCTGTAGAATTACCTCCGCCTGTTCTTTTCGATTAGCATATTCATGAATGAATACCATGCGCTCTCGCATTCTATTCGTGCATTTTACGAATGTCGCATAAGCATCAGTGATTTCTTGGATAAATGGTTTACATTTCTCTGCAATTTCATAATCCAAAAGTGTTTCGATGTATTTGTAAAAGTCTTCGTAATTTGTGAACTTTGGTGATTGCATAAAGACATCTAAAACATGATTGACTGTTTTGATTCCTGTGGCTAATTTATGGAGTTCACAATATTCATCCGCCTTGATCTTCTTTAGAATTTGACCATCAGGAGAATATAGGACTACGCCCTCCTTGCCTTTCCAAGCAGAAACGTCAGCAATACACTCTTGTAAAGAATTGTATTCGTGCTTATCGGGACGATCAACTTCAACAATTATTGCAAAAGAATCCAAAACAAATTGTGGAATATATTCCAAGGTTTGGTGATTGATTATTCCTAAAAGAGTTAATTTTGGCTCTTCGCTTTCGCGCAAAACAATGATTCGTTTCGGCGTGGTATGCTCACAGAGAATCGTATGGTTTTCAGAATTTATAAAAATATTATCAAAAAGATATTTATATTTCTGAATTAGCCCATCTATTTCGTCGCCCGTTTCATGTTCCCTCGCATCAAAAACACCTCTGGTTCTGATTAAGATATTACCATCAACCTTGGAAATACAGAGTAGTGATCCATCAATTTTATGACGAGCTTCAATTTTCCAAGAATGATTCCAAGGTTGAAAGTCAGGGTTCTCACCAAAATTAACAAATTTTTTGAATCCTAAACTATAAATCTCGCCAGTATCTCCATCAAAAAGACAACTCCGAAACATTTCTAATTCTGTAGTCCACTTAGTCTTAATATCGGCAGGGGTAATTAAAACCATATTTTTACCAAACATAGTTCTTTTTTTTGCAACAAATCCTTTTGGAAGATTTTTATAAAAATTTAATATTTTTTTGTTTTTCATTGTTTGAATGGATTTCTAGTGTAAATATAGGCATGAAGGAAGAGGTTTGTCCAGTTTGTGATAAAGTATTTTATCATTGTCAGCAAAAACAAGTTTGTTGTTCTAGTTCTTGCTCTAATAGACACAGGGTTAGACACAAACCGAAAAGATATTGTGATTTTTGTAGTAAGGAGATAACAAGTCGCCCAAGGGCTTGGATTCGACATAAAACATGTTTTTGTAATAAAGAGTGTGAGGGTAAATTTAAAACTAATAGAATTACTATAAATTGTTCGGTTTGTAATAAGCAAGTCGAATCTGTTTTGTCAAAAAAAAGAACGGTTTGTAGTAAAGAATGTATGAAAATTCACTTGAGAAGATCATACAAAACAAGAAAAGTCACAAGGGTATCGTTCACTGAGGTGTTTTTGGTTTTTATGTTAAAAAAGAATTTTTCAAACTTAAAAATTATTGAAAATGATAGAGAAATTTTAGATGGTTTTGAAATTGATATTTTTTTACCAGAGTTTAAAATTGGAGTAGAATGTTCTGGAGTTCATCATTTTTTGCCAGTAAATGGAGAAGGCAATTTAGCTAAAGTTCAAAAAAGGGATAAAATGAAAAGGGGTTTGGCTTTTAAAAAGGGTATAAAAATTATTACTTTGAAATATTTAATGAGTCATTCGAAAACGACAAAAACAAAACTTATTAATTTGTTTTTAGAATTATGCGCAGAATTAGATTTCACTCCATCAATTTTAGAAGTTTCTATGAAAGAAGTCGATAATCTTTATAGGATTTTAAATAGCAAAAAGGTTTCCGATTAAATCCGTCTGTATTGGGCAATCTCATGCGTCCAAAATACTTCATTATTGGCAACTTGTCAATAAAAAACTGAGCTAGAGGGTTTTATTTCTCTAGCTCAGTGGGATTTTTTAATCTTTTTTAAGGATTATTTCTGCTTGGCTTTGCCGAAGTTCAGAGCGAAAATGTCAATCACTCTATAAACTTTAGACCAAATACTTCCAGCTTTAGGTGTTGGAGTCACAGCGGCGATAGCGGAAGCCAATGTAACAACGCTTGTTACAACTGGAAACCATGGATAAGCTTTCGCGATCTCTACGACTAGGGGAATTATTACTTCTGTCATATCTATCTTTACACCGAAAAGTGATATTAATTAATATTTTTTTTCTTTCCAACTTTTACAGAAGATATTTGCTTTCTATATTCAGTATAAGAAATAGGGGTTTTTACTGTGATTCCATCGCCATTTTCAAAGGTTTTTGGATCTAAAGTGGCAATTCCGTCAAGTTCCGCCCATTCAATAGCTGTTTTCCTAGAGAATGCTATTTCCCAATTGTCTCTACCTTGTTTTGATAGGGTTTTGCTTTTGATTTCATCGCCAGTAATATTGTTTTTAGTAGCCATAAGTAAATAACGAGAGGGCTTTCGCCCCCTCTATGAGTTAGGAGAGATCAACAAATTTCTTACCATCATCAATGAACCAATAATAACCAAGAGCATTGATCGCATCTGTAATCTCAGCCATGCTTGGGCAATCGGGAGAAAAGCAGCTTTGAACAGCGCGGAAAGAAACATATTCAATACCCTCTTCAGCTTTGCGGCTCAAATATTTTTGAACTCGATCAATTACTTTGCCACGATTACCGACTTCCTCTTGGAAAGATTGATCTTCAAGAGCTTTGCCATCTTCTGATGTGGCAGCGGCGAAGATTTCGACTTCCACCTCTGATACGACAGTATAAGCGCAGCAGCGCAGTTTCTGGCAATCATAATCAGAAGGAACACTCACAACATCTTTTGGATTAATCTTTACGACAACCATCTTGCCTTGCGACCAATCGCGAGCATAATCCCATGAGCCAGCATGTACGCCGAAAGAGCATTGGTTGTTGCGATCATCATCAACGCAGTTGCGCTGCACTTCGATATGCTCACCTACGCCATTGTAGATTTGTCCTTGAGAGTTTACATTGCCTTGAATAACTCTTGTCGAAGTGTTTCCTCTGATAGAATAGAAGTCATTTCTCAATCCACGATACGCCAAGAAGCAACCATCTTCCGTAATAGGAAGTTCTTTGTAGGAGAGGAAATCATAAAGTTCCCGCACGGAATTATACGATGGATTCTTTTTCAAGTTTTCCCAGAATTTCTCCAATAAAGTTACTGGCAGATTCTGTTCAATCAAAGAAAAGACTTTTTGTGCCAATGGTACTGGCAGCAGTTCTCCATGATAAGCCACCTCTTGGGTTGCTACGTTGACTTGGAAACCATTCTTCGCAATGTCGCGATTTGGACAACCTTCTTGCAAAGCTTTCTCAATTGCCGCCTCTTGTTGATCAGATGGCAAACGCAAAGCTGCGATAACTGCTGCGTATTTTGGATCTGAACTAGCAAACTTTTGCGGCTTGTTATTCATGAATAGGACGATTCCTGTTTGATTAATGATGTATTTCATACGCTTTTAATGTATAGTTGTTCTGGATATTTGTCAAGGATTATTTTGCGGCTTTGATGAATTTTCTTATATCGGAACGCTTGGGGTTAAAGTAGTAACTTGATAGTGCCAAGTTTGTAAATGTCGAGACGAGTTCATTATTATTGTTTTTTAATTGCGTAATGACCTTTTCAATACGCTCTATTTGTTTAGAAAGACGTACGCTATGAACATCTTTTGAAATACTCGAAAGAATAATATCTTGTGTTTTGTTGGTCAATAGGTTTTTGCAAGCGTTATAACGATTGTTCATTTTCGAGCGAGCAGTTTGAACATCATCATATAATTCTCTTAATTTCTTCAATCTTTCTTGAGTTGATTGATCGCTTCTCATCTGATAGCCCAACTCTGCCAAACTCTTTTTCAATGATACTGAGGAAAAAGAATAGTGACTCTCGAACCCATTTTGGGATACAACGATTTTGCTGAATTCTTGTATTGAATTAGACTGTGCAACTTTCGCCAGCAAGTCTTTAGCTTCATCTAGCGTATGATTTACATTCCAATAAAGATTGTGAAGCTCCAAAGCAGAGGCGCGAAATGAAGAAGATTGACCACGACCTCGTCTGCATACAGAGAATTTGCCATCGCTATAACCACCGCCGCTTTGTTTCGGAAATAGAGAGCCTACTGGTCGGAAAACCAAATCAGAATCAACTTGATACTGAGCGATAGATTCTGAAATATAATCTGCGTCTTCTTTTTTAACAAAAAGTACAGATTTTGCATTGGTCACAGACCAAAGTTTCAACTTTTCAATTTGACTGACACGGTGATGGTGGGAGTTAGAAACAACAGCCACAAGTTTGTTACCTTTATGCTCAAAAAGGGAATTGTTCGTATCCTCTCCGCTGACAATAATCTTATTCAATGCGAGAGCAACTTTAGCGTGAACAAATGCCGAATTTTTAAATACAAAATAATCTGACTTATTCTTCTTGTCGATACACAATTCCGACAATGGTAACTTACCAAGAGATTCTTTTTGTTGATTAATAAATTCAGTCAAAGCCTCTTCGCATTTTGCGATACCATAATTAAACTTAGGAGTTTCACGAAAGAACTCTCGCGAAATAGGCACTTCAAAAAATCCAACAGGAACATCAATTTGAATAGCAGTTTTCGGACGGCAGTCTTTCTCGAAAGCGAATTCTTTAAAGCTTTCTGGGGTATTGTATTTTACACCGCCCATCGTGATGATATATTCGCGGTCGATACCGTCAGAATCCTCGTCGAAAGAATAGAAGCGAACGCCATCTTTTTCCAAGATAAGAGTTTTTGAATAGGCTTTCATATTTCTGCCAAGATCTTCAACGATCTGGACATTTGCCAAGGTAGCGTTGCTCGCCATAGCATGAGAGTAATTCAAAAAGGTCTCGGTATCGCTATTATATCTTTCTGTCTTGATATCAATCTCCACTAACAAACCACTTTCGTTTGTTGGTTCTTGCGACATTTCAATGACTTGACCAAT